CTTCTACAGTGTCCATGTTTGGTACAAACGTTGGTACAAGAAGGCCAGCGCTTGGGGATCAAAGTTTCTGGAAAACTTCTTTGGTACGATCTATGAGTACGCCTACCGATTCCATTGGTGGGGTCTGAACGGAAACCTCGTTCGAGACTGTATTCTGAGCTGGTGCAAATACTATGTAGTTGGACTAGCCATCGCCTATGGCGGTGAATTCTTGATGGATCCTTTTGGAAATTTCAAGAAAGCCAAAGAAGAGAAACAAGCTAAGCAGTGGGCTGGACTGATGGCAAATCATGCGCACGTTGCGTCTCTGCAAGGAGTCGATACCCCCATGATGTCAGTTCCAGAAATCTCTGCTGCTGCCGGAATTAAAGCACCGGACCCCGAAGTGATGAAACAAACACTGGAGAAGATCAAAATTGATCAAGCCAAGTGGTTGATAGATTTCAGCGACATCACCACTAACGGAGCGTACAACAGCGACCCGAAGGCACAAAAGAAACCTTCCGTCCTTGGTCAGCTCACCCGACCAAAAGTAACCGTTGGAAGATCCATTGGACAAACTAACGGCATGCAGGACGTGGAAGAATTCTCGAGACTAGTCGAGAAGAACTCTGGCGAGATTCACGCAATGAGTACAGGAACCCGAATGAAATATATCGGAATCGGAGGACACATAATCCTCACCAACGCCCATCTGTTAGATGCGGTTGCGCAGGACACTCTGTTGGAATTATACAAAGATGATGTCCGATACACTATCCCCTACATGGAGGAGCGTGTGGCCAGATTCGAAGTTGATGACGGCAGAAGATACGACGCAGTCCTAATCTACACAGGTTGGGGAGTTCCTGAATTCAAAAACATCCGAAAGCATTTTTTCCGTGAGGAAGATATCCTTAGAGTTGCTGGCCTTTCTGGCTTCAGATATACGACCGGCAATGGTATGGGTCACACCACCACCCTCAACAAACTCGAGGTTGCTTACGGACAACTGATCAATGACAAGAACGGAGGTCTCAAAAACTACCCAATTTCTATAACAGCGAAAGGAGTAGAGGCCGCCGGATATTGTGGATCACCATGGATTGCAACGAACCTTGGTTCCAGGGTTTGCACTATTATGGGCATTCATGCCTGGTGCGTCGGCAACTCGTTGATCGGCGCTACCCCAGTGACACAAGAAATGCTCGCAGAAGGATTTGAAGCTCTGAGCAATATGGAAGTAATCACCCAGAGACCAAAGATACCACTCATTGGTAATACGGAGTGTATAGCAAAAACCTATACACAGTACGGAAGAGTAGCTCCAGAGTTTGCCCACTTTTCACCCGGCAAACATGACTTCAAACCTACCCCTTGGATGGGGGAATTTGCAGAAGTAGGTGCACAACCTGCAGTCCTGACGAAATTCGACAGAAGATTGGACCCTTCACTCAAAGATACTTTTGAAGAATCTTTGATCTTGAAGAATGACCGTGGTAATACATGGTTCGAAGATAATCGAGTCCCTAGGGAATCGATGCTTGCAGTTTCTGACGAATTGAATGCACTAGACAGTCCTATCCCAGGAAGACTCCTGACGATGGATGAAGTCACAAATGGATTTGATGACTTGGGAGCATACGGAACCGAACTCGGTCTCGAAATGCGAAACTCAGCAGGGTATGTGAAATCCTGGCTGCCTCATGACTTTGTAGTGGAAGGTAAGGGTAAATATCCTTATTTTCATGAGTACGAAACACCCATGGGAGAAAGACGTAAGTTTACTCCTGTTGAGGAAGTACTCTCCAGAGTCCGCGCTCGCGAAGAAGCAGCACTGAAACGTGAAGTCATTGCAGATTCAATCTGGCTGGACATCAGAAAGCCAGAACTCAGAAAGAATCAAAAGATTGTTCTCGGGAAGACACGCATAGTAAATGCCCCACCACTGGATTTGATGCTTCTCGCAGGAAAATACTTTGGAGCCTTCAGGGCGTTCGCAATGTCACCTGGCGTTGCAGGAATGAAGTCAGAGTCTGTTCTCGGGATTGACCATGTTAAGATTTGGCCAGAATTAGGTATCAAGCTTCGGCAAGCTTTTGCTCTGTTTGGTATCGATTTCACGTCATTCGATGCATCAAAACCCGGTGAATTAGAAAATCTCTGTCTGAAACTCATCAACAGATGGTATGAACACCAAAATCCTGGATACTCTCGAGATGAACTCGACCAGCACAACACAGTAAGAGAGGTATTGTGGTATGAATTTTGTCATGCTACACACCTATTTGTGGACTTTCTGTATCAAACACACTGCGGTTGGGCTAGTGGTGTTCCTGTAGGTTTAACGACCAAAGGGAACATCATTTCCAATCGCATTCTCATGCGAATTGTCTTCATGATAATCACACACCTCCACGCTAGTCTCTTCCGAGACCACGTTGGAGCGATCATCATGGGAGATGATAACGCGCAATGGATTCACAACATTTCCAACCCCGTAGTTTTGAACTACAACCGTCAAGCCTATGCTGAAGTACTATCTCAGATTGGCATGACCGTCACTAACCCTGACAAGTCAGAAGAACTGACACCATTTGACACCTTTGAGGACATAACCTTCCTCAAACAAGGATTCTCCGATGACGTTCGTACCGGATGTTATCTGCCTACAATGAGTCTGGAGACGGTGGGAAATCTCACCAATTGGTACCGAAAGGGTGGTGGTCAAGAACAACCTATTGAAAACCTTAAAATCTGTCTGGAGTTTTTAGCTCCCTACGGTTTTGAAACCTTCAATGCGTTCCGAACCGCCTGCCTTGAGAACCCAAAAGTGAAATTATACGAACCGGATTTACCAACTTTTTGGCGAACGATCTACGGAAGATACCTAGAAGATGAAACAATACACCATGCAGGAAAGCCGAGTATGCCGTCTTTGAGCGAACACTTGTTTAGTAACCTGGCGGACTATCATGCTTAGTGGTAAACTGCTCTCTTCTTTTAGTGGATAAATTTTCAAGAAATTAGCAATTCTTTTTTTCC